GGTAGGTGTCACAGTTGGCGTAACTGTTGGGGTTGCACTCGATGTGATAGATGGAGTAACAGTAGGTGATGCTGTAATTGATGGAGTTAAAGATATTGTTGGAGTGACAGATGGAGTTACTGAAGGTGTAGTTACGAATGAATTGAAAGCTGCTGCACATCTATCAAGAGGCATCATAACTTTAATTCTAAGATTACCACTCCATCCCCCACACAAATCTGAATATTGTTCTAAGAATGGATTACATTCTACAAACTCATCCAAATAATATTTCGCATTAAAACAACCCAAACTATCAGTAACAGATAATCTGAATTGAGAAATGATATCATCTAAAATTTGATTTGTATCTGATAGGACATCGATTTGATTTGTCAAATCTCTGTCCAATATATCCATCACAATGCAATTAAATTCATATTCTGTATATGAACTTCCATTGTCATCAATCATCGTGGTTGCATTTCCTGGTATAACATATAACAATGGGAAGAATGGAGATTCGAATGTTGTATTCTCCATCTTCAATCTACTCTCGGTCCAATAAGATAAATCATCGAGTGCTCCGAATCCAAATGAGTTTATCTGTTTATGATGGTCAGCGAGTAATCTAAAATCATCGTGGAATGTTTTGAAGTTGATTGATTCGTGAACTATCGGAGTTCCTGTGAACACCTCAAATGCTGCCTCACACCTATCAAGTGGGGTCATTGTTTTAATCTTCAATTCAGCATTCCAACCATTCAGTGAATCATCATACTTATCAAGGAATGGAATACAAGGTGTACTCTCATCTAAGTAATAAAAATTATTGAAACAACCAAACTCTGATGTAACAGATAATCTATACTGAGATAAAATATCCTGTAACATTTGTAATGTGTCTGACAGAACATCTACCTGATTTATCAAATCACCCTGTAATAAATCAGCACAGATTAGATTTAGGAACCATTCTTTATATCTAAGTCCATTTGTAACTCTTCCTGGCACAACATATAACAACGGATATATTGGAGATTCGAATGTTGGATTGGGTTGACTATCTCTGAGTTGTGTCCAATATGATAATTGGTCTGTATCTCCCAATCCATAAGAATTTATTTGCTTATGTAGGGACACAGCATATTTCAAATCATCACTTATATTTTTGAAATTGATATATTGATAATTTGGAACAAACATTATTTACGATTTCTGTTTTTTATTTTTTTCCCTATCCACATCAATGAGATACGCAAGGTGATTGAGACAAGCCACAAGGGGTAGGTCAGTAACTTTAGAAATTTCCCAAACCCTGTCTTTGGCGAGATAGGATATCGCGGAATACCAACCCCAATGAGTTGAAAAATTAGAATCGTTTTCAGTATCACCCATTGGAACTTGTTCCTTGAATAGGTCTCCATAAGTGGTGCTAATATTAGACCTGAATTTGCTAAAAAAAAAATTGCTCCTTCCAAATACTTCATTGGTAAATCAGCAAAGATTTCTTTTTGTTTCCTGAAATCTATCTCAGAATAAGTTTTACCTTTTTCCAAATATAAATATGATGCAAGTTCATTTAGGTTATTCAACTTATAACTTTCTTCTTTGTTGAGGAATGTATCTATGTCCACGAATTGTCCAAACGATATGTTATAAATATCAATCATTGAATATTCAACATCTTTGAATTTGATGTTATAGAATACCTCTTTGTTTGCGGCACTGAAATATCTTTCTATTGTCTCTCCTACGATTTTGAATTGGTCTGCGGGTGCTTCCAATATCTGTTCTCTACTTAGTTCTGTTAGTTCACAGATTACTCTGATGTACAATTCTTCTTCTGACAATAGGTCTCTCAACTTCATCACATTTGCATAGTTGAGAATTGTTGGTTCTTTGATTGGATACTTCTTGTCTTTATAGATTATAAATTGTTCCATATTCTTAAATATTTTTTTTTAATTTATCTCACTTTAGTAAACAAAAACACCAGTATTTCTCCCCACCTTCATTTCAAGAACATATCTTATTCCATCAATCAGGTGGTTCATTGAATCTACTGGTTCATCAAGATTATTTCCGTTCTTGTCTGTCTTCCAAATATAACTCTGAAGTTCGTCCTGTAAATTCTTTGAGAATACATCAATGAATAAATCGTGTCTCTTTACCAAATCTATTCCGTGTAATATTGAATTCTTCTTTACGGGTTTTGCATTGATTCCACTCCTTCTCAGTTCTTCTATTGCTTGGGGATTCGCACTATCACAAATAAAGTCATCACTCAAATTTAAATTGAGTGATTTTATTTTGTATATGAAATCAGTGATGGTTACATTTTTGAGATAGAGTAATTCCTTAGCATAGATTTGTTCTCCATACTTATGAACTTGGACCAGTGTTGATGGGTCATTGAACCCAAAGTCGATACCATATCCCAATAGTTTTGCTCCGATTGGTAATTCAAAATAAGGTTGATGATGAGTGAATACCATCTTTGTGGGAACGCCTCTGAGCCCCTCACCAAATACACGCCACAGGTTGGGGTCACGCTCACGGAGTTTGAGAATCTCATCAACTTGAACCTGTGGTAAAAATGGATTGTCCTTATAAGTTATGATATGATAGTCCACATCATCTTGTCCTTCCAAATCATATATCCACGATTTCCATAACGATGGGTTTAAATCAAGTACTGTCAAATCAGATGTTCTTAGCATCAGTTGTGTATATTCATCCCACGATACTTCGGTTGCTTCATTGATGAAAAGATAATCTCTCTTCCTCCCCCTGAGTTTGGTTTCATCATCAATTGAAAACCACTCTATTGTATTTGTTCCGAGTTCATAATATCCATCTACGGAATGCCATTTCTCAGAATCAAATTCTTCAAACATCAATAAGATTTCTTTTAAATCTCTGAGAACACTTCCCTTCAACGCAGGAAGTGTTTTCCTGACAATAGAGAGGGTTTTGTTTTCTTCTTGGAGAAGTTTGTATATGAAAAAAATAAGGATATTATAGGTCTTAGATGCTCTCGAAGACCCTTGAAAAACATTTATCCTTTTTTTCGAGTTCAATAAATCCTCGAATACCCTTGTTGTTTTAATCTTCAAGTTTTTTGCTTTTTCCTGCTTTTCTGATTATGAACTCAGATTCATCACACAGAATTTCTTTATCCATTTCTTGAAATAATGTCAGAATGTATGAATGAACAAATTCCCTCGTATAATCTTCCTGAAGAAATAGGAATGGTTCATAACTGATATAACCCCTCCCTTTAAGTTTCAATGAATCGGGATAATGTTCAATCAATATAAATTTATCTCTGAAATATCCATCTTTGGAATGTCTTGAAAAGAAGTGATTAAACTTCCTTGATAATTTCCTTGTATGTGATTTATAATCTTCGGGATTACTAATTAGATATGTCCCAATCCATAAGGAAACTGTATTGATTGTTCTACCTCTTCTGTTTGAACTTATTTTGTAAACAGCTTTGTCATAGTTGTTAAAAATATGGAATCCATTCTTTGGTGATTTCATATGTTGTTTTTTAGGAATTTTTGTCTGGCTATATTAGCATCGGAAATAGTTTCAAATGTTCCGATGTGTTTTCGTTTACGATTTATATAAATTTTGACTGCAAATTTTCCATTCGGGGTTTGATATACTCCTGGTGATTGACTTTTAAAAAAATGAATAACATTCTCCCTATTAGTAACCCATTCTAAATTGTCAATTTCATTGTTCGTTTTGTTGCCATCTTTATGATTCACTTGTGGTAAATCTTTTGGATTGGGAATAAAATGTTCAGCTACCAATCTATGAATTCTATAATTTTTTTTGAATAAAGAAACACAAGGATATTTTTTTGTATTCAAATATGGTTTGAGAATTTTTTCAGTTTCTGATATGTTCTGTCTAGTATTGATGAATGATTTCACTCTTCCTAAACTACTTATTTGATAGAATCCATCAGTCCCCTGAATATCTTTCCATTGTTCATTATTTTCCACCCTGACCACGATTTTTAGATTTATTTTTTTCTTTTGGTCCTTTGTGTTTCTTTGCTTTTCCACCTTTTCTTTTTCCGAATTGAATCTTTCTTGAATCAGCGGATGATTTAGATTTTGCCATTAAATAATTCTTGTTGAACTGGTTTATTCATTATTTCGTTAGATACATCATAATAAGGTTTATAAATTTCTGAACCTATCCATCTTCTGTTCATTTCCTTAGCTATTCTTGTTGTCGTTGCTGAACCTAAAAATGGGTCATAAACAATATCTCCTTCATTAGTCCAAGTTTGGATGTGTCTTCTACAAATCTCTTGTGGCATAATTGCTGGATGACTATCCGCAGCTTTGAAGGCTTTGACATCTGCATATCCATTTGATAAATGCCATACATTATCATCAATTCCCCATTCTTTAGTTGTTACAATCTTTTCTTTTTTAACAAGAATTCCACTATGGTTTCTATATCGTCTGGCTTTCCTTGAATCTCCACCTGTCTTGTTCTTTTTAAGAATCGGATTGAATGTAGTTGGTTTACCCTTGCTGAATACAAACATATTCTCCCATACATTTCTATATCGATATGGAGATGGAAATGGTGTTCCTGTCTTATACCAAATCAGATGGTCCCATAAATTTAGTCCCAATTCCATAAAGTATAATGCCTGTCTCATTGAGTTTCCTGTCCTTGACCCTTTAATTGTTTGGTCTGCTACATTCCACATTATAACCCCACCATCTTTAAGAACTCTACACAACTCTTGAGCTATAGATTCAAAATCGAATGAGAATCCTCTTTCATTCAATCTTTGATGGTAAGTTTTATCTCCGCCATATTTCCTCAATGCATCATAAGGTGGGGATGTTAGAACCAAATCAATGTAATTGTTTGGCATTCTTCCCATTGTTATCAAACAATCTTCATTAAAGATTTCATTTTCCATTATCAAAATTTAAGAAATATTATCGTCCTTTTCAATTTTATTTCTGACAATTTCTATTTCTATTTTCTTTGTTGAATCAATCTTTTCTCCACCACTTGTTATGTCCACATTTGAAGTTGTGTTCCAGTTATTCTTGAATGCATTTCTCATCATTAGAGCATATAAATTGGAATTTACATTCTTTGAAGTTCCATTCTGAAATGCTTTGATACTGATTGAAGTCCACCAAGTTTCAGAAAGTTGTCTCATCTTAGAGATGGCTTCCGAAAATTTTGGTTCTTCATTCATAAGTCGTTCGAATAAATCATTGCTTATTCCGAGTGACACCTTTGCATCCATATCAAATTTTCCTTGAGAACCTAATTCATATAATGTTAGTTCCCAATTTGTTGGTAGGTCTGCTAATGTTTTCTTTGGTCTACCTACGCTTCTATTATTTTCCATTCATCTTATAATTTTGGTATTCGATGCATTTGTTAAATGCGTGCTCTGCTCTTGATTGAATTCTTTTCATACAAGCTAAATCACAATATCCCTGTTGTTGAGGTTCAAAATATTTCCTATTCCATTCAATAACAAATTGTTTTTCTTCCTCTTTGGATATTCTTGTGTTAAAATATTCTCTTACTCTTATTACTTCTTCGATTGAATAAGGTGGTTCTTCCAACTCAATGATTTGTATTGCATCATTTGATTGGACCATTATTGTTTTTTGTTGGGGAACTTGTTTTTTGCAACCACAAGACATACTAATATTTTATTAAATTGGAATTTATTGTAAACATTTGCATCAGTTTATTTCTTATAAATATGGGTCTTCCCTCATTTTATTTCTTCTATCAATAAGTTGTTTCCTATATTTCTTTAAATCTCTTGATACAGAATTGAGAGGAATTGTTGTGAACTTGCTGGTTAAAGTTATTGAACAACCAAGTGTGATATATATTTCGAATATTCTTGCAAAGTACCAGTTATCAGTTTTCTTATCTTCTTTGATTTGAGTTATCACCCAATCCAAATCTGCTTCATCTTCAACATATTCTTTTTCTGGTAATTCAATATTGTCTATTGGTTCGAATCTATTTGCTCTATAAATTTTATGATACCTTGAACTCTTTGAATTGTAATTGTTCATTACAATTCTTGTGAAGAAGAATAACTTTTCGTTATCTGGTACTGTTATTGTTTTGGGATTTGATATGAATTGTTCTATACAGAACTGACATAAATCTTCTTCTACTTTCCTTGAGATTTTATTACAAATGAGATATAGTTCAGAATAATTTTCTTCAATCCATTTATTTAAATCTCCCATAATGTAAATAGTAATCGAGTTTATTTATGAATCTTGAATATAAATCACTCATTTCATAACTCTCTTCTCGTGTCATTTCTTCCCTTTTTTCTATCAGAAAATTTATTAAATGAATCAGTTCCTGTCTATCGTTTTTGTAAATGTCAGAATAGTATGATGCGAATAATTGTGCCATATCATTTTTCTCTGATTCAGAT